CTATGGGCATGGGAACCTTACTGCATGGACTAACAGAATCAGTATCTTTAAATAATTTGTCAGGGCTGTATGGGCTAGGGGTAAAGGGAACAGAAGTTCAAGATGCATTAGGTAAACATAGAAATCAATTTTCTGTAAATGAATTACATAACTACGGACTGTATTGTAAAAATGATGTGAATTTAACACACGCACTGTTCTATCAACTAATACCTAAATATAATAAAACAGAATTAAAACTTATTGATTTAACTATACGTATGTTTACAGAACCTGCAATACAACTTAACAAAGGGTTGTTGGTAAGGCATTTAGCTGACGTAAAAGCAACTAAAGAAGAGTTGCTAGATAAAGTAGCTGTATGTAAAGATTCTTTGATGAGTAACCCTAAATTTGCCGAAATACTTGAAAGTTTAAAAATTAAAGTTCCTATGAAGACAAGTCCTGCTACAGGTAAACAAACATACGCGTTTGCTAAAACTGATGAAGGGTTTAAAGCTTTACTATGCCATGACGATCCTTACATTCAAGCAATAGCATCTGCAAGGGTAGGAAACAAATCTACACTAGAAGAAACACGCACTGAGAACTTTATACATATAGCTAACAGAGGATTGCTAGCAGTTCCTCTAAAATATTCTGGGGCAGTTGTATCACATAGATGGAGTGGAGTAGATGGAATTAATCTACAGAATCTTCCCAGATCATCTGAGCTCAGACGAGCTATGTGTGCTCCAAAAGGTTATAAATTAGTCGCTGCTGATTTAAGTAACATAGAGCTTAGACTAGCGTATTGGTTTGCTCAATCTACGGACAAAGTTAACTTAATTAGAGAAGGTGTTGATTTATATAAACAATCAGCATCAGATATAACAGGTGTAGCGTATGACGAAGTTGACAAAGACTTACGATTTATATTTAAGGTAGTTAACTTATCGGGTATCTATGGTGTTGGCGCAGTTAAAATGCACAGCATACTAACACAGGGCGGGGTAGATAAAGATATAAACGAGGTTAAAAATATAGTATATGCGTATAGAAATGCTAATCCTGATTTAGTAAGGGCATGGGGTGATGCAGGTGATATGTTGATGGCAGTAAAAGCAGGTCAAAAATATTCAATGGGAGCAGACAAAATAATACAAAGCGTGCCTAAAGAAGGCATGCTAAAACCTAACGGTATGATTTTAGGTTTACCTAACCTAAGAAAGATAGCTACAGAAGATGGTAGAGAGTCGTGGGTGTACGATAAAAAGTTAGGCAGAAATTTAATACAAGAGTATATACACCCTGCTAAAGTTTTTCAAAGGTGTATACAGTCTTTGGCACGTGATATTATAGGCGATCAATTGTTAGCTGTATCAAAAAAATATAAAGTAGTATTAACTGTGCATGATGAATTAGTTATGCTTTGTAAAGAAGAAGAAACAAAAGAGTGTGTATCGTATGTAGAGCAGTGTATGACAACTGCCCCTGCATGGTGCTCAAATTTACCTTTGGCTTGCGAGATCGGAGTCGGAGACAATTACATGGATGCAAAATAATGTCTAATTTAAAAACATGGTCTTATTCAGCTGCAACTACGTTTGAGAAATGCCCTAAGCAATATCAACATTTGTATGTTTTAAAAGATGTAAAAACTGACCCTAACCAAAAACACTTTTTATATGGTAACGAAGTTCACAAAGCAGCGGAATTATATGTCCGTGATGGTGTAGAACTTCCTGAGAAGTTTAATATATTCAAGTCTATATTAGATAAAGTTAAACGAATTCCTGGAGACAAGTATTGTGAACATAAAATTGGTTTAACCAAAGACCTAGAGCCGTGTGGTTTTTTTGATGACAACGTGTGGTGGAGAGGTGTATTAGACCTATTAGTGATAGACAAAGATAAAAATTTAGCTACAGTCATTGACTATAAAACAGGCAAGTCTAGTCAGTATGCAGACACAAGGCAATTGTCATTAATGAGTGTGGGTGTATTTAAACACTTCCCTGAAGTAGAAAGTATTAAGTCAGCGTTAATGTTTTTAGTAAGTAAAGAACTAATAAAAGAAGATTACAATAGTGAAAAAGTTGAAGAAATGTTTGAAGAATGGGGTAAAATAACACATAGGATTGACACTGCGTATAAAACAAACGTGTTTAATGCTGTACCAAACTTTGGATGCCGTTGGTGTCCTGTTGCTAGTTGTGCACACAATGGAAAATAGATATGAGTCAAGACAAAACAAAAAAGAAAACTACTAAAAAGAAAAGAGACTATATAAGAGAAAACAAAATATATAAGTCTAAACCTGAACAAATAAAACTTCGTTCAGCGCGCAACAAAGCACGGAGACAAGCAATTAAAGAAGGCCGTGCAAAAGTCGGAGACGGTACATCAGTAGAACATATTAAACCATTAAGTAAGGGTGGTAAAAACACTCGTAAAAATACTAAAATAGTATCGTTTGCTGACAACAGTTCATTTGATCGAAACTCTGATCGCTCTGTTCGCAAAAACACTCCTGGTATATTCCTCAAGAAAAAGAAAAAGAAAACAGCCACTAAAAAATCAAAGAAAAAGTCTGCATAATTTACATTGTTGTGTTATCATATATAACGATTAAAAAATAAGCAGGGTTTGTGTGGACGCAAAAACAATCAATTTAAATATAGACAGCAATAGCACAACTAACAAAATATTAGCTATGCAACCTTTATGGGTAAGTCGATCTAAAGACTATCCTTTTTACACACTAGGGCGATGTGCATATTTAGATGGAAAAACAACAGCATACTATAAAGATTCTGCATGGCAGAACGAAATACTTATAGGTGAGTTTGAAAGTTTATACGAAGAGCTATTAAACAAACTAAGCATTATATTCCAAGAACCTGTAGAGTTGGCTCACGATTTAGCTATACCAGGATTTCACATATTTCTTTCACATCCTAAATTTTTAAAAATATCAGGGAAGTGGCATCAAGACTACCCACACATAACTTTAGGTTTAGACGATGTTGATTCTTATGCGTTTACTGTCGCAATAAAACTACCTATATCAGGAGGAGGAGTTGATTACATAGATGAGTTTCATCAACCACAGAGATATGAGTACACAGAAAATAAATTAATGGTGCACAACGGTTTAACAATACATAGAATAGCTAGTTTAAAACAATATAAACCTGAAGAATATAGAATAACAATGCAGGGACATATAGTCAGACGAAATGGATTATTAGAAGCATTCTTTTAGGAGAAAAAGATATGACTTTAACAGAAGGCGCATTTATTTTAACAGTTAGTTTAAGTGGTAATTACGACGATCTAGAATTTGTAGGATATTTTAATGACTGCCAAACGGCGATCGAATACTATCATGAGAACTGTAGTGAATACATGGCAGCGAGTTGTTTATTAACGGAGTATAGCAATCTTCCTGACGACCACCCTGATGTATTTGGATTTGAAATAACCGAACCACAATCCTGTGGCTTCGTCGGAGTAGACCCTAAAACTTTTACAAAGGATAAATAGTGGCAAAGATTAAACAGACGGAACAAGTAAGAGAGCCTGTGCACAAACGAACGAGTCAGGGCGGACGAGTGGCCAAGACTTCGACTATGAATAAAAGCTTTCGTAATTCATTTAAAAAATACAGGGGACAAGGAAGATAGTGGAGATATTTAAAGACAAAGCGTTAATTGTAAACACAAATAAACCTGATGATATTTTAAACTCTATAGATAAAAGCACATTGTTAAAAACATTTGATAATGGAGTTTCAAAAGTAGTAGTCAAATGGGGGTTAGACGAAGTACTAAAACTATCCGCATTAAGATTAAAAAACATAATATCTCCTATATCTAAAGAGTATGATTGGCCTGGTATATTTAAACCATTTGATCATCAGAAAACAACAGCAGAATTTCTATCTGCGTACAAAAGAGCATATTGTTTAAGCGAAGCAGGCACAGGTAAAACAGGGGCAGTTATATGGGCAGCTGATTATTTAATGAACAAAAAGAAAATAAATAGAATGCTTGTTGTATGTCCTCTTTCTATTATGCAAGCAGCTTGGCAGGCAGACTTTTTTAAAACTGCTATGCATAGAACTGTAGCTTTAGCTCATGGAACTGCGGAAAAAAGAAAAAAGATATTAGCTGAAAACACTGACGTAGTAATAATTAATTACGATGGTATTGAAATAGTTGAAAAAGAAATATCTGAAGGTGGGTTTGATTTAATAGTAGTGGACGAAGCTAACTATATTAAAACTGTAACAACTAGAAGATGGAAAGCTTTAAAAAGAATTGTAAATGATGACACGTGGATATGGCTATTGACAGGCACCCCTGCAGCACAATCCCCTGCAGACGCGTATGGTTTAGCTAAACTTGTCAACCCTAAATCAGTACCAAAATATTTCGGTACATTTAAAGATATGGTAATGCAAAAAGTAAGTCAATTTACCTGGATACCTAGAAAGAATGCACAAGATATAGTTTTTAAAACACTACAACCTGCTGTTAGATACACTAAAGAAGAATGTTTAGACTTGCCTGATGTTACACACCAAACAAGAGATGTTCCATTGACACCTCAACAAGATAAGTATTACAAAAAACTTAAAAAAGAAATGTTTATAGAAGCTGCAGGAGAAGAAATAACTGTAGTTAACGCAGCAGCAATGTTGACTAAATTACTACAGGTTAGTGCAGGATCAATATACACAGACAAAAAAGAAGTTATAGAGTTTGATGTTAAGAATAGAATGACTGCTTTAAAAGATATTATCACAGAAGCAAGTCACAAAGTTATTGTGTTTGCTCCATTTAGAAATAGTATTGAATTAATACTAACGGAGTTAACAAAATCAAAAATAACTTGCGATTGTATACATGGTGGTATCACAATGAACAAACGAACTCAAATATTTAAATCATTTCAAGAATCAAAAGACCCTCAAGTATTAGTTATACAACCTCAATCAGCTTCACATGGTGTAACACTTCACGCAGCTAACGTTGTTGTATTTTGGTCACCTGTTGTGTCAGTAGAAACATATATACAATGTTGTGCTCGTATGGACAGGGCAGGGCAAAGAAACCCAATGACTGTAGTTCATCTACAAGGTAGCCCTGTAGAATCAAAGATATACAAGATGCTACAAGGCAAGATTGACGATCATGTTAAGTTAGTAGACTTATATAAAGAGGAACTAGGAATTGTACAATAGTCTTGACATTGTCTGAAACCTATAATATACTTACAATCCATTTAACGAGAGGAGCAATACATGGAATTAGATGATAATCAGCTTGAAAAGCTTATGCAAGCTGATATTAATATGCGAGAGTCAATAGCAACACTTGAATCTCAGATAAGCGAAATAAAAACTAAACGTGCGCAAGTGCAAGAAGCTTTGAATGAAGCATGCAGGACTTTGAATGTTTCAAGCATTAAAACTAGTGCAGGCACACTGACTAGAAAATTAAAAACTAGATATTGGACGAGTGATTGGCCTGAAATGTATAAGTTTGTAAAAGAAAATGACGCTTTTGAGTTGTTTGAAAAACGAATACAGCAGACTAACATAAAACAATTTATAGCAGATAACCCTGATGTGGCCCCTCCAGGACTACAATCAACATCTGAATATGCAGTATCAATACTTAAAAACCGTAAAAAAGAGGAGAAATCATGAACACAGAAGTAGATATATTTTCACAGGGTGGGGCAGTTGCAACTACAGGTAGTAGAGATGACGGCTTTACAAGTAACATAACAGGCAGTTCAATCACATCAAAACGTATATCAATACGTAATAATGTGTTTAGATTAATGGTTAATGGTAAAGAGATTGACAAAAGTGATGAACGTCATATAGATGTAGTCATAGTTAACGCTTCACCATCAGTACATAGAATGTATTTTGCAGGTGAATACAAACCAGGTATGAAGTTATCACCCCCTGCGTGTTGGACATCAGATAGTGTTAAACCTGATTCTGAAGTTGACGCACCACAAAACGTTACATGTGCTGAATGCCCTCAGAACATTAAAGGGTCAGGACCTAATGGAACTAAAGCTTGTAGATTTAGCAGACGTATAGCTGTAGTAAGATCCGATGATTTAAATGGTGATGTGTTTCAAGTAACTTTACCGTCACAATCTATATTTGGTAACGGTACAGCAGAGCGCAGACCTCTACATGAATACACTGATTATGTGAGGGCGAACAATCAAAACCTTATGTCTGTTGTATCAAGAATGTCTTTTGATATGGACTCGTCAAGTACTAAAGTAGGATTTAAACCTATTAGAATACTTAACGATGAAGAGTATGCATTGTGCTCTGAAAAAAGCACTAGTGATGATGCAAAAAGAGCTATTACTTTGTCAGTAAATATAAACAAAGATGAGAGTGGTCAAACACCTCCCCCTGCACCTACAGCTGAGCCTGCACCAAAACCTAGGCCTGTAGATGCGTTCTCTGAAACTAAACCTGCAGAAGAAGACAACATACCTGAACCAACAAAAAGAGCAGAACCAAAGGCAGAGCCTAAAGCAAAAGCACCTGACCCTAAACCTGCTACAGGCGATGTAAGTCTTGATGATCTTGTAGACGATTGGACATAGGAGGGAGCATGAGAGGATATTCACAAATTGTAATAGAAGCTAATCAAGCTGCTGAAAAAACACTGGGTGTTGAACTAGGTGCTGTATGCATCAAGCTAAAACATCCAGTGCAAAAGGTTTCAGAAAGTCTTAACATATCAAGACAAACAGTATATGATTGGTTTTCAGGTAAAGCAAACCCAACTAGATTAAAAAAAGAAGATGTTGAAAATTTAATAAAAGAACTGTCAAAAAACATA